TTTATAATGATACAAACTTTAAGTTAAGAAATGCTTTCGAAAGATGGCAAAACGGTATCAACAATATGTCTGATAACGAAGGCTTAACTAATCCAGTTGATTATCAAGTGGATGCGTTTGTAGATCACTTAGACAGAAATGGTAATACTGTTAAATCCTATACGTTAAGAGGGGCTTTCCCAACTATCGTAGGAGCAATTGAATTGACATATGACGAAGCAACGGCAATCGAACAGTTTGACGTTACTTTCCAATATCAATATTTTGAAACAAACACTACAACTTAATAACTAATTAGAGGGGGCTTTTAAAAGCCCCCTTTTAAAACTATTATAAGTAGTAGTAAGGAGAATAAATTATGGCTGAATTATTTGGGTTTAGTATTACAAGGGCTAAGAAACAGGCCGATCCAAAACAAAGCTTTACAACAACTCAAGCGGAAGATGGAACACAAACTATCGCTGCTGGTGGTTATTTTGGTCAGTACCTCGATATGGAAGGTACTGCTAAGAGTGAAGCGGATTTAATACGAAGATACCGAGAAATAGCTTTACACCCCGAGTGTGATATGGCAATAGAGGATATTGTCAACGAAGCTATTGTTGCAAATGAATTAAGAGACGCTGTTAGGGTAAATGTATCAAACTTACCTTACGGTTCTGAAGTAAGAAGAAAAATAGAAGACGAGTTTAGAGAAGTATTAAAACTGTTAAACTTTAATACAAGAGGCCACGACATCTTTAGAAGATGGTACGTAGATGGCCGTATTTACTATCACAAGATTATTGATAGAGCATCGCCTATAAAAGGCATTACGGAATTAAAATACATTGATCCTCGTAAAGTTAAAAAAATAAGAGAGATCAGAAAGAAAAGACCAGATGGTCCAGTACCACAAGGCCTTTCAGTTGTAGATGAATATGTTGAATATTTTTTATACAATGAAAAAGGAGTTGCTGGTTCAACTTCAGGTATAGGATTAAAAATAGCACCAGATACAATTGCTTTTTGTCCTTCAGGTTTAGTAGATCAAAATAAAAATATAGTTTTATCTTATTTGCACAAAGCAATTAAACCTGTCAATCAATTAAGAATGATTGAAGACGCTACTGTAATTTACAGAATAGCAAGAGCTCCTGAAAGAAGAATATTTAAAATTGACGTAGGTAATTTACCTAAAGTCAAAGCAGAACAATATCTAAGAGATGTTATGGCAAGATATAGAAACAAACTTGTCTATGACGCTTCTACTGGTGAAATTAGAGACGACAGAAACTATATGTCTATGTTGGAAGATTTCTGGTTACCAAGTAGAGAAGGAGGCCGAGGTACAAGTATTGAAACATTACCTGGTGGCCAAAACTTAGGTGAGATTGCTGATATAGAATACTTCCAAAGAAAATTATATAGATCATTAAACGTACCAGTAAGTAGATTAGAAAGTAACTCTGGATTTAACTTAGGTAGAGCTTCAGAAATTACAAGAGATGAATTGAAGTTTACTAAGTTTGTTCAAAGATTAAGAAAAAAGTTTACTGAATTATTTAATGATATTTTAAGAACACAATTAATCTTAAAAGGTATAATCAATGAAGATGATTGGTTTACCGTAAGAGATAATATTCAGTATGACTATTTACAAGACGGTCATTTTGCTGAATTAAAACAAACAGAAATGCTAAGAGAAAGATTAGCATTGGCTAATGAAATGAGAGATTACATTGGCAAATTTTTTTCAGTTGATTACGTTAGAAAAAACGTGTTGAAACAAAATCAAAGAGAAATTGAGGAAATGGATAAACAAATCAAAAAAGAAATTGATGATGGTATTATCGCAAGTCCTACAGCTCAATCATCTGATACAGACAACTTATAGGAGATAAATTATGACGGATGTTAATGACAATACAAAAAACTTTATAGATCAACTAGCTTCAGGTAATAACGCTGACGCTGGCGAAGCTTTTAAAGCTGCTTTAAGAGATAAAGTAGCAGACGCTTTGGATAATGCTAGAAAAGATATTGCTGGTAATATGTTTAATGGATCAGTTGAAGCACAATCTTTTAGCGACCCTAAACCAGTTATAGCTGATCCTGGTACTTTTAATCCAGACGGCTCAGTATCACCAACTACGACAGGTGCTCAAGTTAGTGATGGTCAGGCTCAAATAGATTTAACAGGTGCTGATAATGCTGGTGAGCCAAATAGTTAAAGAAAACTTTATAACAGACTCTCAATCATATAAGGATTTAAGTCCTATTATGAAAGAGGCTGTAAATGATATTTTTAAAGTTATTGAAAAAGAACAAGGTAACATTATAACAAAACTTGAAAATGCTATTGCTAAAATAGCAAAGTTTCATAATGTAGATATAGAAAAAATTAATGAGTATTTTGACAAAGAAATATTAGAACAATTAGGAGAAAAATAAATGGCCGATACTTGCGTTAAAATAAAAGGAACCTCTACTACTGCTGGCGCTCAAATAAGTGCGAGTAACTTTGATAGAGCTCATTTTGTTAGAATACAAACACAAGCTGCTGCTAACACAATTACATTAAAGAACTCTAGTGGAACAACATTAGGTACTTTAATACTAGTAGCTGCGAATGATAGTATTATAATTGAAAAGGAAGAATCAGATACTTTACAAACATCTGGTAACGCTGTAGGTGTAGCTGTAAGCTCACCAAGATAATATGACGATAACTACAACTAAGTTAGTAGATGATAACGATAAGATTATTGTCAATGCTAATGGTGTAGGTAGTGAGACAGATCAAAAGCTTGTTGATGTTGTAAACTCAAACAACGCTTCAAGTGAACCAAAGGTTTCAATTGCCAACATACAATACGAAGTTGTTGGTACAGGTGATGTAACTGTATTTTTTAAAAATGATACATCAAAAAAAGTTATTATAAGTGGTCGAGGCAATTATGGCCTTAAACCAAGTGAAGCAAGAATTAAAGACGCTATAGGAGATATTTTACTAACAAGTGACTCTAATGTTACAAAGTATAATGTAGTTATAGAGGCACAAAAAGAATCGGGTTATACAAATGGCTGATACAGTAACAACACAAACAATAGCAGATACATCTGGTGTTAAGTTTGTAACTAAACTAACTAACTTTTCAGATGGTACTGGAGAAACTTTAGTACGAAAAGTTGACGCTTCGGAAACGACTTTTATGACCGAAGATGGTAACAGAAAGATTAGTAAGATTTGGTTTTCAGTTAACACAGCAAACGGCAAGTCTGGAGTAGAGTTAATATGGGCAGGAGCTACTAATGCTACTGCTATATTTTTATCTGGCCAAGGCTATTGGGATTTAAGACCTGCTGGAGATGAAATACCAAACAATGCCACAACGGCAACTGGTGATGTTTTATTAAGCACAAGAAACTTTGCTAATGGCGATAATTACACAATTATTGTTGAGTTTAGATAAAAAAGTTTATAAATATACTAAGAGAGAGAAAAATGAAACTAATTTCAGAAGAAATACAATCGGCCGAGTATCTTGTCGAAGAAAAAAACGGCAAAAAAGAGTACAAAATTCGTGGTGTATTCTTGCAATCAGACATCAAAAATAGAAATGGAAGAGTCTATCCAAGAGAGATTTTGGTTAGAGAAGTGAATAGATATAACAAAGAATTTGTCCAAAAAAATAGAGCATTTGGTGAGTTAGGTCATCCAGATGGCCCAACTGTTAATTTAGAGAGAGTATCACATATGGTAAAATCTCTTACAGCAGATGGCAGTAATTTTATTGGAGAAGCAAAAATTATGGACACACCATACGGAAAGATCGTAAAAGGTCTTATTGACGAGGGTGCTCAATTAGGAGTATCAAGTCGAGGTATGGGGTCTTTAATACAAAGAAACGGTGTAAACTATGTTAAAGACGACTTTTATCTAGCTACGGCAGCTGATATAGTTGCTGACCCATCCGCTCCTGACGCTTTCGTAGAAGGCATTATGGAGTCCAAAGAGTGGGTTTGGGATAACGGAGTCCTCAAACAAGTTGATATTGAATCTTGGAAAAAGCAAATCCAAGAAGCAAAAAGAACAGTTTTAGAAGAAAAAAAACTAAAAGTGTTTAAATCGTTTCTTACAAAACTTTAATATTATAAATATCTAGTAACAAAGAAAATTTATAAACGTTTATAACACAAGAGGAGATTTTCAATGGCCGAAACAGAAAAAAAGATTGAGGCGATGGAACAGGCTGCGAATCCGCAAGCTGATGCTCCAAAAAAGAATGCTGTAGCGGCTGAACCTACTCATCTGAAAAATGATGCAGAAGATTTAGGCTCGGCAGTTGTTAAACCAACTGACAGCAATCCTGACGCCACAAAGAAAATGAAACAAGTTTCTGGTGACCCTCAACAAAAAGCTCAAGGTACAGCTGACGCTATGCCTAAGTTAAAAGAGGAAGACGAAACTGAAATGTCGGATAAGAAAAAATCTGAAGTTAAAGAAGGAGAGATGCCAAAAGCAGCTCTTGACGCTCTTAAAAAATCGCAAGATAAAAAAGAGATGTCACACGAAGACGAAAAGAAAAAAGATATGAAAGAAGAATCTGAAGAAGATTTAATTGACGTATCTGCTGACGTTGAAGCTTTAACTAAAGATGAAGACTTATCGGAAGACTTCAAAGCAAAAGCTGCGACTATATTTGAAGCTGCTGTTAACTCAAAAGTTAAAGAAGCAAAAATGAAGTTGAAAGCTGGTTACGAAGAAAAATTAAAAGAAGAAATCGAAGTTAAGAAAGCTGAACTCGTTGAAAAAGTTGATTCATACTTAAACTACGTAGTTGAAGAATGGATGAAAGAGAACTCTATCGCTATCGAAAGAGGAATCAAAGGCGAGATCGCTGAAGACTTTATTTCTGGCTTAAAGAAATTGTTTGAAGACCATTACATTGATGTTCCAGATGAGAAATACAATGTATTGGAAGACCAAGCAAACAAAATTGAAGAGCTTGAGAAAAAACTTAACGAACAAGTTGAGAAAAATGTTGAACTAAACAAAGCAAACGGCGAAATGAAAAGACAAGACATCATTGATGAGGCGTCTTCAGATTTAGCTGACACTGCTAAGGAGAAGTTTAACAAATTGGCTGAAGAAGTTGAGTTTTCAAATGAAAAAGACTTTAGAACAAAAGTAGCTACTATTAAAGAAAGTTACTTTGGTAAAAAAGTTGAAGCTAGTGGTAATGAGATAGATAATGTAGCGGCAGGCGAATCTTCACAACCTGAAGATTTATCTAATGCTATGGCTGCTTATACCGCCGCTATAAGTAAAACAAAAGACATTAAGTTGTCTATAAAATAATACGGGAGAGAAAAAGATATGTACTTATCTGAAACTTACGAAAAAAAATGGCAGCCAGTCCTAGAACACGCTGATCTTCCAAAGATCACGGATTCATACAGACGTGCCGTTACTGCTACTATCTTGGAAAACCAAGAAAGAGCAATTAAAGAAGACAATGCTTTTTTAAGTGAAGCAGCTCCTACTAACTCTACTGGTGCATCAATCAGTAATTGGGATCCAATCCTAATTTCGTTAGTAAGAAGAGCTATGCCAAACTTAATAGCATACGATATTGCTGGTGTACAACCAATGACTGGTCCTACTGGTTTAATATTTGCTATGAGAAGCAGATACACTAACCAATCAGGAACTGAAGCATTATTTGACGAAGCTGACACAGATTTCACAAGCAGAAACGCTGCTGGTGATTCAACATCTGTATCTGGCCCAACTCAAACAGGTTCAAATCCAGGTTTATTAAATGACGATCCTTCGACTGCTTACACAAGAGGTCAAGGTATGGCAACAGCTACTGCTGAAGCTCTAGGTGACTCTGCTAACAACGCTTTTGCTCAAATGGCATTCTCAATTGAGAAATCAACTGTGACTGCTAAGTCAAGAGCTCTAAAAGCTGAGTACACTATGGAATTAGCACAAGACTTGAAAGCTATCCACGGTTTAGACGCTGAGACAGAATTGGCTAACATATTATCTGCTGAAATCCTTGCGGAAATCAATAGAGAAGTAGTTAGAACAATCTACATCAACGCTGAAATCGGTGCTTCAAATAACTCATCAACACACATTGGTGCTGTAAGCGCTATCAACACAACTAACCCAGGAATCTTTGACTTAGATACAGATTCTAACGGTAGATGGTCTGTTGAAAGATTTAAAGGTCTTATGTTCCAAGTTGAGAGAGAAGCTAATGTTATCGCTCAAAGAACAAGACGAGGAAAAGGTAATATAATCATCTGTTCATCTGACGTTGCTTCGGCACTTCAAATGGCTGGTGTATTAGATTACACTCCTGCTCTTAACAACAACCTAAACGTTGACGACACAGGCAACACATTTGCTGGTGTATTAAACGGTAGATACAAAGTGTACATTGATCCATATTCTGCGAACAATAGTGCTAAACAATACTTTGTAGTAGGTTACAAAGGTAACTCACCATATGACGCTGGTATATTCTACTGCCCATATGTACCTTTACAAATGGTAAGAGCTGTTGGCCAAGACACATTCCAACCAAAAATCGGCTTTAAAACTAGATATGGTTTACAAGCTAACCCATTCGCTGAAGCTTCTGCTTCTTCTAATGCTGTGATTAATGGTGCTGGTAATGCTAACGCTAACAGATACTACAGACGAGTTCAAGTTGCGAACTTGATGTAATCATCAAATCATACTTTAAAAAGGGCGGCCTAAAAAACCGCCCTTTTTTTATGCAATAAATAATAATATATGGTAGAAGTAGTATATCTCATACCATTGTTGTACGACTTTTATTTAAAACAATTCAGGCCCTTTGCTGATATGGAAATAAAGAAATACGAAACACAACAAGAGTGTGTAAAAGAAATGAACAAACAAAACAGAAAATATGAAATAGAGTTTTCTGCTATAAGAGTAGTGTGTGTAATAAAATGAAAAAATTAACAATTCAATATTTGTGGATAATAAGTATTTTTTTATTATTCATATTGTTGATCGGATGTGCCAACAAGAATATAGAAACTAACAAAAAACCAAGTGTTTATGATGGTTCTATTAGTCTGGCCATAGTTTGTATATTCAGTCCACAAGACTGTGATAAGGCTAAAGAAGAAAAAGCTTGGGAAGAAGTAGATAAATAGTAGTATGACAACTACAAACGCTTATAGTCGCCAACCTACAGCACAAGACTATGCTAGTCCTACACAGTTTAAGTTTAACATACTTAAACTACCTAAAGTAGAATACTTTTGTACAGCAGTTAATTTACCAGGCATAACCTTAGGTGGCAGTCCTATACAGGCCACACCTTTAAAAGACATACCATTACCTGGCGATAAATTAACTTATGAGCCTTTATCTATGACTTTTATCGTAGATGAAAACTTAGAAAACTTCCAAGAAATACACGGTTGGTTAGTAGGCCTAGGTTTTCCAAGAGATTATTCTGAGTTTAGAAACTTAGTTGCATCTGGTGATGATAGATTTCCAGCCAAAAATCAATCTATCAGTACAGAAATAGGCAAAGTAAAATATGGTTCACCAAATGTTGGTGGTACATACTCAGACGCTACATTATTGATATTAACAAGTAAGAACAATCCTCAATTAGAAGTAAGATTTAGAAATGTATTTCCTACATCATTGACTGGTTTGACTTATGACCAACGAGCTACAGATGTTGAATACTTGACGGCAACTGTAAACTTTAATTATGAAATATATGATTTCGCTACAGTAGGATCATCTACAACAAGTGTTACAACCTCGTAAAAGCTTGATTTTTTTTAGCTTTTGTGATATTATGGAGTTATTATGGATTTGGAAAAATTACAAGAACAGGCCGATAAAGACCTAAAAATTAATGATACTGAGCTTGATTTAGAATCATTAAAGACACCTCAATTGCACAACCAATATATGAAACACTTAACAAAGTATAAGTTAATGTTAAGTCGTGCTGAAACTGAATATAGTATTTTAAAAAGAGAAAAATGGGAATATTATACGGGAAAATCAGACGCTTCTGTTTATGCTGAAAAACCATTTGATTTAAAAATATTAAGAACAGACATAGATAAGTATTTGGAATCAGACGAAGACTTACAAAAGGCTAAACAAAAAGTTGATTATCTTTCTACAACAGTTGATTTTTTAGATAGAACAATTAGACTCATATCAAATAGAGGTTTCATTATTAAGAACGCCATAGACTGGAGAAAGTTTACTAGTGGCGCTATCTAAAAATGACAACCACAAGATACCTTATCATAGATAAACCAGACGAAATCTATTTAAAGATAGAAGCTGACGCTGATATTAGGCGTGAGTTAGGAGAATACTTTACTTTTGAGGTACCTGGTTTTAAGTTTATGCCTCAATATCGTAATAGAGTTTGGGATGGTAAAATAAGATTATTCAGTTATGCTACAGGTAAAATCTATGCTGGCCTTTATCCTTACATATTAAACTGGTGCAAAGAAAATAATGTACAGGTTGTTGATGGTACTAAAATAAAAGATACAAATGTAGATGATAAAAAGATAGATCAATTTATAAAGGCACTAAAAATACCAAAAATAGAAGTAAGAGATTATCAAAAAGAGGCCTTTGTTCACGCCGTTAAAAAGAACAGATGTTTATTACTGTCGCCAACAGCTTCTGGAAAATCACTTATTATTTACTTAATAATGATATTTAATCTATTAAGGTTAAAAGAAAGTAAACAAAATAAGATACTCATTATTGTACCAACCACATCATTAGTAGAACAATTATTTAAAGACTTTAAAGATTATGGTTATAATAGTGATCGTAATGTACATAGAATATATCAAGGCCACGAAAAAGAAACAAATAAAAGAGTTGTTATTACAACCTGGCAATCAGTTTACAATTTACCAAAAAAATGGTTTAATGACTTTGGTACTGTAATTGGTGATGAAGCACACTTGTTTAAGGCCGTTTCTTTGACAAAGATTATGACTAAACTTGTTAAATGTAAATATAGAGTTGGTCTAACAGGTACTTTAGATGGTACAAAGACACATAAACTTGTATTAGAAGGCCTATTTGGTACTGTAAATAAAGTTGTATCTACAAGTGAATTACAAGAAAATAAACAATTGGCCGATTTAAAAATATTCTGTTTAATACTAAAACACGATAAAACCGCCTGTCATTTTTTAAAAGATAAAACATATCAGGAAGAAATGGACTATCTAGTTTCCAATGAAAAAAGGAATAAATATATTAGGAATCTTTGTCTTTCTTTACAAGGCAATTCTTTATGTTTATTTCAGTACGTTGAAAAGCACGGTGAGATTCTTAAAGGGTTAATAGAAGATAAAGCACAAGATAGAAAAGTGTTTTATGTTCACGGAGGTGTAGAGGCGGATGAAAGAGAAAATATTAGAGCTATTACAGAAAAATCGGACAACGCTATTATTATCGCTAGTTATGGCACTTTTTCTACTGGTATTAATATTCGTAATTTACATAACATTGTTTTTGCTAGTCCTTCAAAATCTAGGATTAGGAATCTTCAAAGCATTGGCCGTGGTCTTCGGTTAAAAGATAATAATTCTTCAGCAACTTTATATGATATTGCTGATGATTTAACTTATAATGAAAAAGAAAATTACACTCTGGCCCATTTTAGAGAAAGAATAAATATCTATAATAGTGAAGATTTTAATTATGAAATACATAACGTGGAGTTAAAGTAAATGCATCAATCAATATCAAAAGTAAAAATAATAAAGCTAGATAATGGCGATGACATTGTTTGTGCTTTTCCTGAAAAACAACTAGACGAAAAAACTGGCCTTATTAGATTGGTAAAACCATTACTAATTAAGTATGTGCCACAACTTACACCTATGGGTTTTAAAGATTTTGTCGCTTTAATTAAATGGGCGGCCTATACAAATGACGAAATCATTACTATACCAATTAAAAAGATTTTAACTATAACTAACGCTTCTATGGAAATGACCAGAAGTTTTGAACATATGAGTAAAGAATATCAAACACTTGAAGCCCCTAGAAAAGAAGATAATTATAGAAGAACTATGCTAAGTAGAGAAGATAATGATAAAGTAAATGAAATATTTGATGAGTTTAGTGATATAGATGATGGCAACGGAACAATCCACTAGCCTGGTAGCCTCAAATCATTCGCTACACGCTCCATTATATACATATTTTCCTAAAAGTCAATGTTGATTTAAAGGAAGATTAAAATAAAAAAAAACAAAAAAATTGTTTAAGGCCATTGACTTTTTAAACAAAATAGAGTATATTATATCTTATGAATAAAACAAAAAAGAAAAACGAGCATTATGTTAACAATGCTGATTTTTTAGAGGCTATGAAGGCCTACAGAAAACAAGTTAACATAGCCAAAAAAGAAAGATTACCTAAGCCTCCAGTAACAGACTATATTGGTAGTTGTTTTTTAAAAATTGCGAATCATTTGTCGTATAGACCTAATTTTATTAACTATACATTTAGAGACGATATGATTAGTGATGGTATAGAAAACTGTTTACAATATTTGGACAATTTTAATCCTAATAAATCAAACAATCCATTTGCTTACTTTACACAAATTATTTACTTTGCTTTTGTAAGAAGAATACAAAAAGAAAAGAAGCAAGTAACGATAAAACAAAAGTTAATTATGGATAACAACTATGATGATATTACTTTACAGCCAGGTGATGATAGAGAGTTTAAAAATCAATTTAAAGAGTTTTTACAAAAGAATATGAGAAATGTTGAAGAACCAATAAAGAAAGAAAAGAAAAAATCTAAAACTAAAAAGGTTTTAAAGAAAACAAGCACAACTCAATTCTTTGATTAACTATGAAAATTGCTTTACTAAATGATACCCATTTTGGGTGTAGGAATGATTCACCTGCTTTTATCACTTATCATAATAAGTTTTATGATGAAATATTTTTTCCATATATAAAAGAACACAACATAAAAACACTTGTTCATTTAGGTGATGTTGTTGATAGAAGAAAGTTTATTAATCATAATACAGCTCACAACTTCAAGCTTAAGTTTTGGAATAGATTAGATGATTTAGAAATAGATACACACATTATATTAGGTAACCACGACACTTATTATAAAAACACAAATGAAGTTAATGCTATTCAAAATCTAAACATATCATCTAAAGCTACAATCTACACTAGGCCACGTGAAGTAGAGTTTGATGGTACTAAGATACAGTTTCTTCCTTGGATTTGTGATGACAACTATGAAGAATCAATACACGCTATAGATCACTCAAATGCCGACATATGTTTTGGTCATTTAGAAATAAAAGGTTTTGAAATGCACGGTGGGCATATGAATGAACACGGTTTAGAAAGAGATCAATTTAGAAGATTTGAAAAAGTATTATCTGGTCATTTTCATAAGAAATCAGATGACGGCCATATCTATTATCTTGGAACTCAATATCAAATTATGTGGTCAGATTATAATTGTCCTAAAGGATTTCATATCTTTGATACACAAACAAGAGAATTAGAAAGAATTGAAAACCCATACAAGATATTTAAAAAGTTTGTTTATGATGATTCAAAATATGATTATACAAATCAAAAAATTGATAACTATGAAAACTGTTTTGTTAAATTAATAATCTCTCAAAAGAAAAATGAAGAAATGTATAGTAAATTGGTTGAAAGATTTTATAACGACATAAATGTGCACGAGTTGGTTATTGTAGAAGACCCTAGCGATATTCGATCAACAGTAAGAGAAGATATATTAGAACAAGGTGAAGACACACTAACTTTTTTAAGAAATTATATTGACCAAGTAGATACAGATTTAAACAAACACAAATTAAAAGAGTTTGCTAAAGAACTTTATGTGGAGGCTAGTGAATGAGTAAAATAACAAATGTAAAATCTACACACATAAATTGGGGCCCTTATGTAATGAAAACAAAAGTACCTGATTACATCATAAAGAAATTAAAAACTGAAGGTATTAAAACAAAAGAAAGTTATAATCACGCTTTGGCTGGTCATTTAGATAATCAATTTTTATATCCACAAAATGTACAAGAATGGTTTTATAGTGAGATACACCCTATTATACAAGCATATAGAGTTGGTCATTGTAGGTTTCACGGCATTGAAGAACTAAATGTAGATTTAGGAGCAGATGATTTATGGGTCAATTATATGGAAGCTGGTGACTTTAATCCTGTACATACACACGGTGGTGATTATTCGTTTGTATTATTTTTAGATATACCAAAACAATTAAAAAAAGAACAAGAAGATTTTAAAGGCACATCATCAAAACC